TGTGTCCCTTATTACCGCCAGGGTGACGCTGAACCATGAAGGCCCACAAATCGGAAGGTTGTTGGTAAGTTGCCTAAAAGTCGATTGCCAGGTTGTCAAAAGCAGGGAGATCCGTGACTATGTATTCGTGACCAGCGATGAATATTTCAAACAGCTCGCGCATGTCGACGAGGCCCAAGTCGTATGTTTCTACGCACCAATCCCGTAGGTAATCCTCACTGATGAGGACCCTTTCGAGCTTGATAGCGCGTAACAACTTGTCCATGTCGTCCAGGCCGGCAACGCGTGTGTTCCAGCTTTGTTCGCTGGGGGCGACGCGTGTCTTCTGATCTTCGCTTAGTTTGTCCCAGTGGTACTTGTGCCTCCGCATGAAATACTCGCGGAAAGTCGGGACGTGTCGGAATTCATAACCGTAGGAAAGAGCCTTCCCTGCCATATAGGCATCGTCGGTAACAGCCTCGTTTTTGCAGGCTCGTACGTTAAACCGTGCTAGTGCCTTGCCTATCTTCGGCACCATGCAGGGTACATCGTTATACGTGAAGAACCGCCGGGATAAAAAGGTTGCACCGCCCTCAAGGTCCGGGGCGAATGCTTTCAAAACCATCTTGAAACGATCGACGCAAGCGGTCCACTCCTTTAACGGCATCACTTGCAAGGTTTGGGCGACAATGTCATCACCCAATATCAACGCCATTGCTTTGGTGACGTTGTTCTGCAAGCAGGCGACCGCGAACATAATGAGGTTAATGCCGCAGTTGCCAAATGTCGTCGCTGTGTGACCGGTGGGTTTGCACCAATTCGCTGTGGCTTTTAAACCGGCGGCTGGTAGGTAGATGTCGTATTCTTCAGAACTGTCGTGTTCGCACTTTATGAACCAAGAGGCGAAATTCAATTTGCGTAGCCAACAACTTGTAATGTCGGCCATGCGAGACCGTTGTTCACGGTCGTTCCTTGAAAAATCACCCTCGAGGGGGTTGGTGCATGTAGGGTCGGAGACGAGGTGTGCCATTAAGGTCGTGTCTTCCGTTTTGTACCCGAATTTGACGTTTACTGGGCCGACCATTTGACCGCCGTTAAGGCAGTCAGTCAATTCCACGAGGCGTTCCATAGCGACCATCATGCCGGGGCCAGTGAGCGCATTATGCGCATCGCTCCCGACGTAGACGGCCCTTGGGCCCCATGCCGTGTCCCCCCGCTTGAGCAGGGGTTCAATCTTGACCATGATGGTTTTGTTCCGTATATCCCGTTTTGTTGCGTCGGGGATATCGGCCCATGCTTGTTCCATTCGAGCGCGCTTGCCAGCGTCAAACTTCCGTAACCACCGTTCGCGGTCGACTTCGTTCTCGTCCCAGAGGTCGTGTACCTGGGTCAAGGACTCAATCAATGCTAAGGCGGAAATGTACTCCCGGTCGGCAATATCATCATCTTTGCCAGCTTGGACGAAGTTGCAGCGCTTGTAAAAGGCTGCCATGAGCGATGCTCCGTCTTGGCTGGTTACTAGTGGTATTTGCTTGGAGTCGACGGCGCCCAGTATGTTCTCTGGGTCTTTAATCCCCTCAAGGTTGGGGAACTCGTCGTTCATTCGGTGTTTGACTACAATGGGTTCGTAGCGCTCCGGCACGACCGTGGCTCGTCTGCCGATGTCCAGGTACGAATACTCTGTTCCATCGCATACGTTCACGTGTTCGCGCGTCCCCCGGTTCCCACGCTCACGCCGGTTGGCGTTCTCAACTGAGTGCAGTTGGTGCGTGTTCCCACGGGGGGGGGGAGGTGTTGTCATATAGGTTGCTGTTCTGTTAGTTGGGTTGGTTGTTGTGGTTGTTGTTGGGGTGAAG